ACCGCGTAGACACGGTATTCTTCTTGTACGATCGAAGTTCGGAATTATCCTTGGAGGATTGGGAGGTTGCGAGGGAACGTTTGTTCTCGTTGACCGCCTCCTATCTTTCCTTGGACATGTCCGTGCTTCCTTCCTGTCGACAGGTTGCGGTAAAAGAGAGAGGGCACAAGGTCCGGATAGCGACTCCATTGGAGGCGCCCTTCCGGTACCTTCTCTCTATAATTAATGGCGCTTTGTTGACAAAGCTTGAGGAAAACCCATTTGTGACCAGTTCTTTGCACGGCTGTCCTGCCGAGCAATTGGACTGGTCTGTGGGCAGGAGAACGAACCTTGTGTTCTCCGCGGACCTCAAGTCAGCAACTGACCATTTTCCGCAAGACCTAATGGTGGATGCAGCTGAGGAATTGTCCGAAGGTTGGCCCTCTGAACTGAGAGCCTTATTCCTTCGGGCCGTGGGTCCCCACCGACTCTTCAACCCAGAAGGGGAATCGGTGGAGACTCGTCGAGGGATCCTTATGGGATCCCCAGTCTCATGGCCGCTACTGTCCATGTACAGTGCCTGGCTCCATGTGGAGTCGGGCTCTGATGGATGGTATGCGGTATGTGGCGATGACTACCTCGGCTGCCACACGTACGAAACTTATCGTCGGTATAAAGCGGTTAGGACCGCGTCCGGCGGTGTCGCTTCTCCAGGCAAGGATATACTAGGGACTCAGTCCGTAGGGGTCTTTGCCGAGGAGTTGGTCACCGTTGGACGTTGCCGCTGGATACCGACGGTCTCGGTCAGGGCGGTCCTCGCGGACCCTAAGTCTGGGCAACCTGCCTGGTCCCAAGGTCCGGAGGTGTCCGAAGCCCTGAGAAGGCTTCACTGGCCGAGACCCTCTGAGAATCGTTTGTGTGAGAGGCTGCATAAGCTTCAAATCACCAAGCTCCGACGAGTCGGTATTGATCCTTTCGCGCCGCGGTGGTGTGGGGGTGCCGGGTTTCCCGGTATCCCTCACCACGGCTCATTACTGTGTGCGAGGCGGATGATGTCCCAAAGCCCAGACATGATCACCAAGTGGGTGGTCAGATTTGAGGCTGCTTGGACTACGTCCTGCACAAGTTCCAGTTTAATGGACGCGGTTTCGGAAGAT